TGCTGCGCTACGAGCCCGGCGGGCGCAATCCGGCTGCGCAGCCCTTGCCCGCCGCCGGCGGATGGTGGCCGGACGATCAATTCACCAAGCGGCGCATCCGCGACGGCGACCTCGTCGTCGTCGAACCACAGCCCAAGCGGACGCAGGGCTGAACGCCGCCGCCGCGCCTCACCAGGAATAGACCGCCATGGCCGATATCAGTTTCCCGAGCTTTCCCAGCAACTGGCGCCTGCCGCTGTTCTGGGCGGAGGTCGATCCGTCCCAGGCCGGCGGTGGGCAGCCCAACCTGCCGGCCCTGCTCGTCGGCCAGATGCTCACGACGGGCACGGCTGCCGCCGGCGCCCCGATCGCGGTGGGGACGCTTGCCGATGCGCAAAACTACTTCGGCATCGGCTCGATGCTCGAGCGCATGGTGGCGCGCTTCTTCGCCATCAATCCGACCGCTTCGGGTGACGGCCTCTTCTGCCTGCCGATCGCCGATCCCAGCGCCGGCGTCGCCTCGACTTGCGGCGTTGCGGTCACGCAGCCGGCGACGGCCGACGGCGTGTTCACGCTCTATATCGCCGGCCAGAAGGTGCAGATCACCGTCGACAGCACGGACACGGTCGCGACCATCGCCAGCAACCTCGTGGCGGCGATCAACGCGCTGACCACGCTTCCCGTCACGGCGGTCCAGGGAGGAGGCACCAAAGCCAGCGGCAGCATCGGCTTTCCGGCCAACCCGAGCAACAACGACACGATCACGCTGGGTGGAACGGTCGTCACCTTCAAGACGAACGGCGCGGCCGGCAATCAGGTCAACATCGCCGGAAACCTTGCCGGCACGATGGCGAACTTGCTGGCGTTCCTGCAGAGCTCGACCGACGCAAACATTGCGCAGGCCACCTACGCCACCTCGGGCACGAGCCCGGAGCTGCTGAACATCACCGCGGCGACGGGCGGCCCGGCGGGCAATTCCTTCACGATCGCCGCGTCGGCCGCCACGCCCTCGGGCGCGACGCTCGCGGGCGGCACCGCCTTCACGGGTGCGGTGAACTTGACGTGCCGCTGGCTCGGCGCGACCGGCAACGACATCGTCATCGTCGCCAACTACGGCGGCACGCTGAGCGGCGAGGTCATGCCGGCCGGCATGGCGATCGCCATCACGGCGATGTCGGGCGGCGCCGGCACCCCGAGCTTCTCCACGCCGATCGCCAACCTCAGCGACGACGTCTATTACTTCACCGGCATGCCCTATACCGATGCCGCGAGCCTGACGGCCTGGGACACGGAATACGGCTTCACCCAGGCCGGCCGCTGGGGCTGGCTGCGCCAGCTCTACGGCAACGTCTACAGCGCCATCCGGGGCACCTACAGCGGCTTGGTCTCCTGGGGCCCGACCGGCAACAGCGCGGTCGAGAGCGTCATGGGCGTCGAGACGTCGAGCCCCTCGCCGGTGTGGGAATGGACCGCCGCCTATACGGCGCAAGCCATGGCGGGCTTCCTCGAGGATCCCGCCCGCCCGCTGCAGACGCTCGAGCTCACCGGCATCCTCCCGGCCCTGAAGCCCGACCGCTTCACCAAGGGCGAGGCGAACACGCTCGCGGGCTACGGCATCGCCGTCCAGCAAGTCGGCCCGAACGGCTATCCGGTCATCATGATCGAGGTGACGCGCTATCAGGTGAACCAGTACGGCCAGTCGAGCCAGGCCTTCTATGTCGTGACGACGCTCACGACCTTGGCCGAGCTGTTCCGGCGCATGAAGCAGGCGATCACGAGCAAATATCCGCGCTCGAAGCTCGCCGCCGACGGCACCAATTTCGCGACCGGGCAGGCCATCGTCACGCCGAAGATCGCCAAGGCCGAGCTGATCTCGGAATATCGCGCCGCCGAATATGTCGGCCTGGTGCAGGACACCAATACCTTCAAGTCGAACCTCGTCGTCGAGATCGACAGCGAGAACGGCAACCGGCTCAACGTGCTCTATCCGCCCAACCTGATCGGCCAGCTGCGCATCTTCGCCGTGCTCGGCCAGTTCCGGCTCGGTGCGCAGAATTCGACCCCGACGTCGATCGCCGCCTGAGACGCCCGCTCGCTCAACACGTCCATCCCATCCTGAGAGGGCCCTTCGATGGCGCAGAGAATCGCCGGCGTCGCCTACGTGAAGGTCGACGGCACGCAATATCCCTTGCGCGGCAATTTCACCGTGAGCCCATCCAACGTCGAGCGCCAGATGCTCGCCGGCCAGGACGGCGTGCACGGCTATTACGAAATTCCGCGCGTCCCCTTCATCGAAGGCGACATCTCGACCGTGCCGGGCTTCTCGCTCGAGACCGCGCAGGCGATCGTCGATTCGACCGTGACGGCCGAACTCGCCAACGGCATGACCTACACGCTGAACGACGCCACCACCACGGCCGCCTTCTCGATCAATACCCGCGACGGTCTGTTCCACATCCGCTGGGAAGGCGTCACCTGCGACGAATTCTGAGGCGCACGCCAGGAGACTCGTGAATGAGCGATCAACACGACAACGCGGCCGATATCGACCCGGCCGACGCCGAAGACGTAACCGAGGTCATGATCGAGCTCAAGAAGCCGATCAAGGCCCACGGCGACAAGGAGGTCACCAAGATCGTCTGCCGCAGACCGACCGCGGGCGACATCATGGACGTCGGCAATCCGGTGCGCCTGAACTTCGGCGGCGAGGACGGCAAGACGCCCGAGGTCACCTTCAACGACAAGCGCATGGGCCTGATGCTCGCCCGGCTCGGCGGCATCCCGCCGTCCTCGGTCAAGCAGATCGCACCGCGGGACTTCGTCAGCGCCTGCTGGGCGCTGCAGAGTTTTTTTCTCCCGGCCTGACCGATGCTCTGCTCGACGACTGCGGCCGCTTGGCGAAGTTCTACGGCTGCAGCCCGACGGCGTTCTTCGAATTTTCGCGAGAAGGGATCGACAGGCTCCTGATGTCGGCCAACAGACTCATGGAAGAAGCCCCGCGGGATGCCTGAAGCGCTCGTCCTCGAAGCCTCCGTCGTCGACAGGTTCTCCGAGCCGCTCGGCCGGCTGAAGAAGCAGGTCGCCGACATCGCCAACCGCGAGAGCCAGCAACGCCTGAAGGATCAGGCCGAGGCGTTCAAGCGCGTCAAGGAGCAGGCGGGCGAGCTCGGCGAGAGCCTGAAGCGGGTCGTCGAGCCCGCCATGGCGGCCGTAGGCCTCAGCGCGCTCTCGCTCGGCGGCGCGCTCGCCGGCATCGTCGAAGGCGCTCGCCATGCCGGCCAGTCGATCGCCAATCTCAAACGGCTCGGCGACACGCTCGAGGTTCCCGTCCAGTTCATCAAGGACCAGGAGGCGCTGTTCCGCAGCTTCGGCATCGGGGCCGACCAGGCCGATGCCGCCCTGTCGAAGTTCAAGCAGTCGTTCCGCGATCTGCAGCACGGCATCGGCGAGCTGCACAACACGCTCGCCGACTATGATCCGAGCGAAGACGCGCTCCTCAAGCAGATCAAGTCGTATCCCCAGGCCGTCGAGGAATGGGAGCGCTACCTCAACTCGATCAAGGACCCGGTCAAGAGGGCACGGCTCTCGGCCCTCGGCTTCGGCAGCGAGGATGAGGGGGTTCTCGGCACCGCCACGCGCAAGCAGTTCGAGGCCGCCGTGGCGGAATCGAAGCGTGGCTCCGAAAAGGTATCGGGCGCGCTGGTCGCCGCATCCCAGGAATGGGAGAAATCCTGGATCGGCCTTTCAAACACGTTCGCCGTCTATGACGCGGCTTTCGACGCCGCGGAGGTCGCCGCCGCCGACGCCTCCGACACCGACGTCTATCGGGCACTGGTCACCCTGCACTCGGCGACGGTCTCCGATCTTTCGACGCGATCGATCCCGCTGCCTAACCTGGTGACCTATTCGTTCGGGCGGTCCTACACGGCACTCGGCCTCGCCCAGCGGCTCTACACGGACCCCACCCGCGCCGAACAGCTCGTCGGCGAAGGCAAGGTCGTGCATCCTTACTTCATGCCGCCGACGGGCCGCGCGCTTTCGGCATAGGGCATGCCGAACCCGCAGGAAGTGGCGACGATCGTCGTCAACGGCCAGAACTACACGTCGTGGAAGACGGTCTCGGTCAACCGCTCCTACATGCACGGCGGCTCGGTCGCCGAGGTCAGCATCCTCGAGCTCGGCACGGACCGCAGCGGGGCGCAGCGCATCCAGGTCGGCCAGCCGGTGCAAGTCCTGCTCGGCGGCATCCTCGTGCTCAACGGCGTCATCGAGATGCGCCAGGCCGCCTATAATGCCCAGCAGCACGGGCTGATGATCCGGATCGTCTCGAACACGATCCTCGCCGTCAAATCGAGCGTCAGTACGAAGCC